GGCTTGAGAATAAAAAAGAAGAATCGTCGTCACTTACAATACAGTTTTCAAAGTTGATGAAGGTAAGAAAAGTGATTGCAAATGAAAAAGTAAGACAAACAATAGAGTTTGCTGAAAATATAATAGAACAAGGAAAGAAGGTTATAATCTTCACAAACTTTACTGACACATTACAAATGATATATAATCACTTTGGTAAACAAGCAGTTTATTTAGATGGAAGTTGTAATAAAGTCCAAAGACAATATGCTGTGGATCAGTTCCAAGATAATGAAAAAGTAAAAGTATTTGTTGGTAACTTAAAAGCGGCAGGTGTTGGTTTAACACTAACTGCTGCTGAAGTTGTAATAATGAATGACTTATCTTTTGTTCCTGCTGAACACGCTCAAGCAGAAGACAGGGCATATCGTTATGGACAAAAAAATAATGTTTTAGTTTATTACCCTATTTTTGAAAATACTATTGAGGGTGTTATATATGATATATTAAACACAAAGAAAAAAATAATAGGAACTGTAATGGGAGATGAGATTTCTGACTCTGTTGATGTGGTGGAAGAAATACTAACTCTAATCAATAAAAAACCTTAACCCTATCAAAAAGATGGGGTTTTTCATTTAAGTTAATATTTATCATAAATGAAAGTTAGAGTAAAACACATTAAATGTGATATGTCAAAAAAGGATAGGGACTTGATGAATAAATTTATCAAGTATCTTGGTAATAAATATCCTTTAAAAAATGATGTTTCTGTAATTTTTACTGGTGAAAGATTTGGTGATATGTCTACAGGAAGTAGAACTACGGATTCTGAACTTAAAATATACACCAAAGGAAGAATGAATCGTGATGTTGCAAGAACTTTAGCACACGAATGGGTTCACGAATGGCAAATTAATACCAAGAATAAAAAAATGACAGGTGATATTGGAGGACCACTTGAGGATGAAGCCAATGCTAAAGCAGGTTCCGTAATAAAACAGTTTGAGAAAGACAATCCAAAAGAAGAAGGTATGATGTATGAGAGTGTACAAAATAAAATTAATTTAATTAATGAGCAATTACTCCTTACTGAAAAAGAAAACATTAGAAAAGATTTCATTTTAGAAATGAAAAAAATAGGTATTGATAAATTACCATATTCATATTCTGCGATGAAACAGTTTGTGGATCCCGAAACAATGGATATACATTATAACAAACACTACAAGGGTTATGTTAAAAAATTAAACGATGCCTTATCAAAAAAGAAATACAAATACGAAGATTTAGAAGATATAATAAAATCAATAAGTAAGTTTGATACAAAAATTAGAAATAACGCAGGTGGCGCATTCAATCATGCATTATTTTGGAAGATGTTGTCACCAAAAAAACAATTACCAAAAGGTGAGATTTTAGATAAGATTAACAATCAATACGGGAATATTAAAAAATTAAAAGACGAGTTTAATGAAACCGCCAAAGAAAGATTTGGTTCAGGTTGGGTTTGGTTAATTTTAACAAAAACAAATAGGTTAAAAGTAATGTCTACACCAAATCAAGACAACCCACTTATGAATATTATCAAAGATGGTGGTTATCCTTTATTAGGACTTGATTTGTGGGAACACGCTTATTACTTGAGATACAGAAATAAAAGAGATGAATATATCAAAAAGTTTTGGAACCATATAAATTGGGAATTTGTAAATGAACTATTTGTTAGTAAAACAAAAAAGAAATTAAACGAGTCCTATCTTAAAGTTTTATTAGAAAACGATGGTACGCAAAAAGACGTAAAAAAATTGATGTCACGCGAACTTCAAAAAATAAGATTGATTCCTCTTGATGCCGAAGCCGCAAACGATGCAATTAATAATATTATAACTTCTGAAGTTGAGAGAGGGTTGAAATTCAACAGAACAATTGAAGGGTTAATGACTTTGGATTTATCTAATGTCTCTGAAAGATCTAAATTTAGATTTAATAACTATTTCCAAAGGTTTGTTAAAAGTAGAACAAGGGGTTATGATTTTGAAGCTTTGATTTCAGGTTTGTTGGGTGGGGAAATGGCAACTTCACTAACATCACCGTACGATTTAATAAGTGCGGAAGGAGAAAAAATATCTTGTAAAATTGTAAGAAATTCATCAGAGAAAATTAATCTGAAAAGTATAAGAAAGTCAGTTACTGCTTATATAAAACAGTATAATGGTAGTCCTGAAAACAAAAAAATATTAGATGAGTTAGCACAATACCCAAATTTTATTACTTTGGTGTTAACTCACGAAAGTCAAGATATTAGAAATTGTGCCGAAGATATTTTAACAAATTTATTACAGGATGTAGATGGAATGTTAATTGGAATACCAAATTCGTCTGGTGTAAATATAAAACTTTTTTACTATGATAGAGATAAGCTTATTCAATTAGCAAAGATTCCTGAATTTTTGAATGCCGCGAAAACCAAAGGTTCTCAAACTATAACCTTTTCTCCAAAAATTTTAACACAGACGCCAACTATGAATGGAATTTTACAATTCCCAATTTTGACAAATGATGATTACGTTGCATTTTTAAGTAGTACCCCAAGTACAACAAATGTGGTAAATCTATTAAATTCATTTGGACAAAAATACGGGGTATTCAAATTAGGTGACAATGTACCACAAGATATTATAAGACAACTTTCCAATAATAAAAGGTTTCAATTAGATTTGAGTAGATTAACAAAATAAATTCTAATAGATATTTATATATAAAACTGTTATGGCAATAATTGATGAACCAGAAAGAAGTGCTCTATATCAAAAGATAAGACATTTACTTGGAGCTCCATTGCGAAGTGTTGAGCTTGAGGACGAACAAATGGATACTTTGTTGGAGTTCTCTATTGACGAATATTCCCAATACGTACAAGATTGGTTAATTGAGTCACAATGGTCCGCATTATATAATTTGAATATTTCTGAACAATCATTAAGTAAAGCTTTTGTTACAAGAAGTTTAGATTACGAAACAAGGTACACTTACGCATACTCTAAAATTGTAGGACTTCAGGCAGGGGGTGATTGGGTATTAAAGAAAGATTACATTCAGTTAGTTCCTAATCAACAGATATATGAAATTCCTGCGGGTAGAGAACTAAATGAACTTCTTTGGTTTACACCTGCAACAATGAATAATATGTTATTCGATCCTTGGGCATTTGGGGGTATTGCAGGTGGAGGTATTTCAGGTCCTGCAGGTTACGCACAAGTTGGTAATTTATCAGGAAGTTACTTCTTAACGCCAGCATTTGATATGTTATTAAGAATGCAAGAGATTAATATCCAAAGAAGAATTATTGCAGGTGATTTAACTTATCGTGTAACAGCACTTCCTGACGGTAAGAAAGGAGTTCATCTTATGAACACACCAGGTGGTAAATTTGACTTTGGTAACTCAACTCTTATGAAAGGTAGGGTATGGTATTGGTATTATGATGTAGGACCTGATGATAGAGATAAATGTCTTAAAGCAAATCCCGACATTATTAAGATGCCTTCTGATGTTCCATTTGATAAAATGAGTTGGAACGAATTAAACAATCCAGCACAAGTTTGGGTTAGACGATGGTTTATTGCTTATTGTAAAGAAACATTAGCAAGAGTAAGAGGTAAATTCAGTGGAAACTTAAAAACTGGTGAAGGTGGTGATTTGACGATGGATTATACATCATTAGCAACTGAAGCCAAAGATGAAAAAACAAAACTAATAGACGAATTAACAGGTGCTGAAGGAAGATTAACAAGATTAAAACCTGAAAAGGTAATGGAAAGAGAAGCTTTGATAGCAGAAAACTTGAACAAGTCTCTTAAATTCAGAGCTATGCCGAGACAAATTTATGTAATATGATAAGAATAGATAATGTAACACCAAGAAAAAATGTGGTAAAATATCAGACACACGCTTATGTTGAGCCACAAGTAGTTGTAGAAAAACCTAAAGAACTAAAAAAAATAATTTCTGATACGGTTTATAAAACTGGTGAAGAAGTTCTTCTTGTTGTAAAATCTGTTGATTATTCAGAAGTAACATTAAACTCTGAATTTGACAAAATTACAATTAAATCTTTAACAACTGTTTTAGTTAAATCAGATGTAGGTGAGATTGACGAAGAATGGGACGAGCTCCTTTTAGAAAAAGGAGCCTGTGTTCAGTTTCAGTTTGTTGAGGGTAATTGGTATATTTTAAGTAGTGACGGGTTGAAAATATCTTAACGAGTTTTCATCAATATACTTCATCATATAAGGATCTGCCAATTCATACATATGATATGGATTTACTTTAACCTTATCCCAAAATTCCATCTCCTCTTTTGAGATTTCCATCACATCATCTAACTTGTCTTGATCATCATCCTTGAACGGTTGTCCATT